ATTCAATAACGGTTTGCTCGGTAAACGCGCTGCCGTTGGGCAAGGTCAGCTTGCCCCACAGCGAGTCGAGCAACATGCCGCCGGGATAGGTTTGCACCGCGCCGTTGATGCTGATCGAGGTGATGCCGTTGGCATCAACCGGGATCGGATAGCGCGCCAGGAACAGCCGCCGCGTGTCGGCTGATAGTTCGGTGAACGTCTCGACCACGGTTTCGTAACCGAACACGCGATTGTTGCAATACGCCGCGACCTCTGCCGACACCCGCGTGATGATGTCGGCCAGCATGGCGTCTTGGACAGTGCTGGTCAGGTTGAGCGCGCGTTTCAGCTCGTCGATGGTGATCAGATCGATCGACACCGCTGGCGTGACGACAACGATGGTCGATTGCATCAAACCGCCTCGGCCTGAAACTGTTCAAACAGCGGGCGCAGATTGAGCGGCGGCCCCTTGCTGCCGTCGTTCAATATCGGCACCGCGACGAATCGCTTGCGGTCGATGTCCCAACCGGCGATCACCGGGCCCACCTCGCCGCGCTGGCCGCGCGGGCCGGGCTCGCCCTTGCGCCCGCTCGGCCCCGCCTTCCAATCGGGCCCCGGGCATGGCCCCGGCTCGTCCTTGCGGGCGACAAACCAGCTCGCGTTAAGCGTCACCACGTCGCCCATCAGATATGTTTCGGCGGCATCGTAGGTGTCGCGGATGTTGAACAGCGTGCGGCCATCGACACCGGGATCGCCGGGCAGACCGCGCTCGCCGCGTTCGCCGGGCGCGCCGTCCTTGCCGTCTATTCCGTCGCGACCAGCGGGGCCGGGGATCGCTTGCCCCGCTTCGCCCGTATCGCCCTTATCACCTTGATCGCCTTTCGCGCCGCTTTGACCAGCTTGGCCCGTTTCGCCTTGGTCACCTTTTTCGCCTTTTTCACCGGGATCGCCTTTCTCGCCGTCGCGCAGCTCGGCCAGCCGGTTGCGCACGGCGGTTTCCAATTGCATCAGGCGCAGCTCATGTTCGGCCAATTGTTTGCCGAGCAACAGATCGCGCTCGCGTTCGGCCTGACCCGCCGCCGCCGCGATTTCCTCGACGACCAGATCAGCCAGCGAGCCGATTGATTCGGTGTGCAGCTCTAATCTGGCGGCGGATTCGATTTCGGTCTGCATCGGTCAAGCCCTGTTGTTTCGGTTGCTCGGCCTTGGGCGGTGATGCGCCGCCCACTGGCGGCGCGGGCGGTGGCGCGCCGGGGCCCGGGGCCGCCGGTATGTTTTCCGCCGCCGACAGCGGCACGACCTGTTGCTGCACTCTTGGCTCTTTGCCGTAGCCGCCCGGCACCTTGGCGTAACCCTCAAGCGCGCGGGCCTCGTCGGGCGCGTAGATGCCGCCTTGCACCGCGCGCGCCAACCCCTCGATGCGATCCTTGAACGCCGAGCGCAACAGCGCCGCCGTGTCAAACTCGATATATTCCTCGGGCTGGCCGCGCAGATCGAACAGCAAGCCAAAACTTTCCTCGATGTGGTTGAGCGCAAACCCCAAGCCCGAGGCTTTCCATTGCTGCATCAGGCTTTCGGTCGAATTGACCGCGCCGGTGTTGAGCCCAAGGATCGGCATCGGGATGCGGAACGCCAGCGCGATGGCCTCGTTGGAGAGTTTCAACATTTCGGCGGTGGCAGCGTCCTTGCCCGCGACCGCCCACGGCGTCACCTTGAGCCCCGCCGTCAGGATCGGCGTGCCGCCGCGATTCATTCCCTTGGCTTGATCGTTCCAGGCGTCGCGCACCTTGGCGACCTGATCCTTGTCCATGACCAGATCGGTTTGCAACACGGCGCTCGGGCGCGCCTCGTTCCTGTAGAAATTTGCCTGTTGTGCGCCGATGGCCCCGCTGACCGCAATGTCGTTATAGGCGGCGACGATGGGCGACTCGCCGACCAGCGGCGTCGGGAATCGGCTGCGCACGATGTGCAAGCGGATATGCAGCACGTCGCGCATCGGCACGATCAATTGCTCGAGTGTGCCGAGGCGGCGCGCCAACACGTCGTTGCCGCCGAGCGCGTAGAAAATTTCGCCATCGTAGGCAACGCGCGGGTAGCACAGATCGGGATTCATCAGATGCAGCTCGTCGACCTCGTAGCGGTCGTTGCGCAGCGCCAGCGCGTAAGCGTTGCCGGTGAGGTAAAGCCCGCGCGTTGCGTTGAGCAAAAAATCCGAGATCGATTGATAGTCGTTGGGCCGCCGCAATATCCGCGACAGCGCCGAGGTCGTGACCCGTTCGCGCCCGCCGTTGTCCTGCAAGCGCCAGTGATCGCCGGGGCACATCGCCACGGTTTGCGAATAGGCCGATACGCAAGCCTCGACCATCGCGCCTTGGCCGCCGGTCGCGGGCGTCATACCGAGCTGCCACCAATTATCCGGCGCACCGTCGGGCAGCCAACCGCCGGTCACCGGCAGATAGTACGGGCCAGACCGCCAGTCGCCCTCGGTGGCTTTACCGACGAGCTGGCCCGCAACGCGTGTGAGAAAACCGCGCACCGTCATGCTTTTGGCGTCGCGGCCCTTGTGGTATAGCCGCCGCTCGACTTGTCGGCTTCCAGCTTTTTGTTTTGCGGCGTCCCGTATGCGTCGGGCGGCACGTGCGCATCCGGCGGCGAGCCGTCCGCTTCATGTTCGGCGACGTGTACGCCCAACGCCGCAAGGTCGTTTTCCTCTTGCGTCGGCGTTGGCTTCACATCGCCCGCCGTCTTGGCGGTTTCCTTTGCCGCCTTTTCGCGGGCGGCCTTTTCATCGGCCAGCCGCTTTTTCATGTTGGTGGCGTGTTCCTCTGCCGTTTTCTTGGCGGTGGCAGCCTGATCGGTGTCGGTCATCGGTTTGTTTCCTTGTGTTTGAGGCTAAGGATAGCCAATCGTGATTGGCTATCCGTCGAGCGTTTCAGCGGGCTACCAAGTGACGCCCGCGACCCATGCGACCACGCCGGTGCGGCGCAGACACCAATTGACCGGCAGGATCAAGCGAAGCGCCATGCTGTCGGTCTGGAACATGCTCTTGGTCGGGAACGCGACAACCGCTGGCGTGCCCGTCGTGCTGATATCGGTCGGCGCGGTGTCCTCCATGTGCAGCGTCGCTTGATCGCTGATCTCAAAGCGCGGCGCATCACCGGACACGCTGACAAAGTCGGCAGCGTCGACCACGATCACGGTGTTGATCGGCACCGTGCCGGAATCGATCACCGGCCAGCCGCCGAGCGTGCCGCGACCGATCTCGTCGCGGAACGGGAACACGCCCGCGCCCGGGGCCGCGACAAGGCCGATGCTGTTGACCTGTGCCGGGTTCATCAACCACACCGGGCTACGGATGTTGCCGAGCGTGCCGGTCAACAAGGCATTGGTTAGTTGTTTGATGTCGCCGACCAGCGCATTGAAGCCACCGCCAGCGGTTGGCGTCAGACCAGACACACCGTTAAGGATGCCCGGCGGGCGCACCGTTGTCGCCGCGTTGGCGTCGAGCAACACCGCATCAAGCGAAACGGCGGTGTCCATCTGGATCGCGTCGCGCAGCAAGCCCTCGATGGCGGGCACCGAATGCTCGTCAATCTCGCGAGTCCACGTCGTGATCACCCCCATTTTTTTCGGCGTGAGCGTCTGCGAGGTGAACAAGCCTTGACGCACCGGGATCGGCAGACCTTCACCGACGAACGAGCCCGCGATGGTTGGCGTGCGCGCGCGAGTCGGGATGACGATCTTGCCATTGCGGCCAAACGTCAGCGACAGCCCGGCAGCCGACAGACGCGGATAAACGCTTTTCGGCGAAAGCGTCGTCATAAAGTCGATGACGATCTGTTGCACCAGCTCGGCGGCCCATCCGACCAGCGTGGTCGATGCCACCGCGCTGGCGGCCTTGGTCTGCCATTCCAGCACCGCCCGGGTCGCCTCGTCGTCGCCATAGACGGCGCGGCGAATGTCGTCGAGCGGCTTGCGGTCGCGATGTGCCAGGATTTGACACGTTCCCGCGCGCACCAAGAAATCGAGCGGCGACACCTTTTTCGCCGCCACGCTAAACGGGCGCGGCTGCGTCATCGCCGTGGTGCCGTTGATCACCGCCGGAACCGATGAGCGGGTTACAACCGCGCGCCCGCCGTCCTCGCTGGCGGCCCCGAGAAGCTTCTCGGATTCGCGCAGCGACTCGAGCGTGCGCTCGCCTTTGACGATGTCGTCATTGAGCGATTGCCGCGCCTCAAGATCGGCGTCGGTCACGTTGTTGTCGTCGGATTTCTCCAGATGGGCCGACAGCTTGTCGCGCGAGGCGAGCAAGCGTTGTTCGGCGTCCTTGATACGTTGTGCAAGCGTTGACATTGGTTTGCCTTGTGATGTGCGTGATGTCAGGCGTGCTTGCCGTTGCCGCGCGGTGTCTTTGTCGCCGTGCTTGGCGAACACCATGCGGATCGTGTCGTCAGAAACTTTCAGGCTCTTGGCGATAGCGAGCGCGTTCGGATTGGCCGGGATCGAAACGAGCGAGGTCTCGACCAACTCTTGCTTGAGATACAGCTCGCCCGGTTCGGTCTTGGATCGCGCCCGGGATTCGGTCGGCACA